GTCCGGGAGGGGGGATTCGAACCCACCGGCCCCTCACTCCCAAAGCGAGTGCGCTACCAACTGCGCTACTCCCGGACGGGATCACCTATCCCCGGGGATAGGTATACCAGCACTTGTCAGGTCCAACTGTCAAGGCGCGCACCTCATCCCACGAATAGGCCGATCCCCAACCGTCGTTTTCGACAATATCCGCCTCCGCGAATACCGGCAGGCTGCTCGTGTCCACCAGGCTACGGGAGATACTGCGGATGTCATCATCCGCAATTTCTCCGACGAAATTATCAAAATCGTTCAGCCGATCACGCAGCTCGTTCAAATTCGAGCTGGACATTACCAGTGCGGCCAAATTAGCGGCGGTTTCAGCGGTGGCCATGGCGTTCTCCTGGCGGTTGGGGTTTTGTGCCTCGTTGATATATAGATAATCCCGGCAATCCCGATTGTCAAGCGTTTATTTTATCCCATCCCATTGTTTATACCGATGCGACCTATCGAAACAACCTATCGTTCCCGCCAACTTTTCCCTTGAAAACCACCCAAAAGCATGATAGGTTAAGAATAAGAAGGGAGAAAGACATTTGATTTAAGTATGTTATGGCTTTCGGCTGTATCAATGGGACGATATTTCTTCTCTTAAAAAAAGATGGAATATCCCGTTTAGGCAGTTCGGGATCGTGAGGCAGCCCAACGCCGCGCAGTAGATAACTATATGAAAAAGCTCAGCTTAGCGGGGCACTTTGTGTGAGGCCTATTTTTGGTTACAAGAGATCCGCGATGCCCAACTCCATCCACGTCACCCCGCAGCCGAGGCCGAAGAGGAAGATAAAAAAGACGATCAAAATGTATATGCCAATAGGGGAGGATGGATACCCGGAAGGTGATGTTGCCTATTTAAGCCTTGATGCGAACAAAAGGCCAGACCCCGCAAGGAATTGGGGCCAACCGCATATCATCTTGACCGGGGAATACGAGGTGGTAGAATAGCCCCATGCGGAAAGAATGGAGCTATTCCTATCGGGAAGATCGGTCACGCCTTCGGTTTCGGGCCAGGCTTGGCCGGATGCCACGCCGCTACGTCCTGCCTGCGGACGTAGTAGTGCCCGCCGAGATCAATGTACGGGATTGCTCCCGACGTGATGCGTCCCAACATACTCTGCCGCTTGACGCCCTCAAGCCGGGCCGCCGCTGTTACGGTGAGCAGGTCGCCAGCCGGGACGGCCTGCCAGTCGGGATATGCGCGCATGGTTTAGGCCTCCTCGTCGCAAATATTCACATCTTCGGCTGTCACCAGGATGTCAGTCCCGGACTCGGTGGTAAAAGCGAGGGCTACACGGGCGCGAAAGTCAGATTCGGCTTCTCCTGGCTCAGAAGTCCAGCCGAAATCGCGTCGCATATCGCCGATGGTCCCGATCATGGCGGGGGAGGTGGTTTTGGTGGTGGTCATGGCGATCTCCTTGCGGTTGGGGTTTTGTGCCTTGTTGAGATATAGATAATCACGGCATATCGTCCTGTCAAGAAAAAAGGTAGTTATTTTGTAAAATAATTTTAAGTTAGGGAAATCTGGACAAGAGAAAAAAAATAAAGATTGGGAGGATTTTTGATGGACCTGAAAATAGAAAATTGGTCTATTACAAGGCTTGTCGCGTATGGAAAAAATCCTCGTAAAAACGATGCGCAGGTTGACCGGATGGTGGCCGCAATCGATGAGTTTGGCTTTCGTATTCCGATTGTGGCCAAATCAAACGGAACTGTCGTTGATGGGCACTTGCGCCTAAAAGCCGCTTTAAAAATGGGGATTAAGACGGTTCCCGTTGCCTTGGCGGACGATCTCACAGAAGAACAGGTAAAAGCGTTCAGGATTTTGGCAAACAAAAGTGCAAACTGGGCGCAGTTTGACATAGAGCTTTTGGCCGTCGAACTGTCCGACCTGGAAGCGTCAGGAATGGACGTGCTGATGACCGGCTTCTCCGAGGGTGAAATTGATGAAATCAAGTCCATGGCCATGATGACGATGCAAATCCCTAGTGGACAGGACATATTCGGGGAGGGACTCGGGAAAGGGCGGCTAAAAATACGTGTAGTCTTGCCACCTGGATGCGTGGAAATACTTGAAAAGGCCATTCAAAAGACCGGTGAGTGCAACCGGGCCGAAGCAGTAAAGAAAATATGCGAGGTGTATCTTGGCGAAGAAAGACAATAAAGGGATCATACAAAAAGTTAGACTGCGCCAGTTGGTATTAAATGAAATACAAAACCCGGTAGTCATGGAGACTAACGCGGGGTTCGGGCACATTTTTACAGAGTGTTACCAGGGAATACCCGTAGGCGTGGCCTTTGAGACGGATATGGAGAAGTGCAACGCGCTGGTCATGCAAAGGCCGTCATGGGCAGTGTATCAGAACCGCTGTGAACCGGCCCTAGAGTCCGGGTGTGGATTTCATGTCCCGGTAAATTTTGTGGACGTAGACCCATACGGCGATCCATGGCCGATTATTGACGCCCTACTTTGCAATGCAAGCAAGCTCCCAGACAGGTGGGGGCTGGCCGTAAATGACGGGCTGAAGCGGTGTCTCATGATCGGGCGAGGATGGAAGTCGGCATCTGTGGGCCAATGGGTTGCCAAGGTTGGAAACGACCATGCCCATGGGCAATACCTCGAAATAGTCAGGGTCATGTTGACCGAGAAGCTGGCGGCGCTCGGCATGGAGATTAAACTGTGGAATATACATTCGGCAGGGCACGGCGGACAGATGACGCATTATGGGGCGGTGATTGAGCGTAAAAAGGCCCCCACCGAAGCAGGGGCCTTGTGATGGGAATACCGGGGTTATTCGCCGCCTTCGGCCCTGCCTCCTTCGAAAATCGCGCCCTCGGATTCTGCGTAGGCGATGGCCTTTGCGGCGTAAACCTTGACCTCCTATGCGGACTTCGGCCGGTAAGCTTCCAGATCAATTTTGATGTAACGCATCGCACCGTGTTCGTCGAGTTTACGTTCTACACGGGCCAGAAAGTCAGACCAGTCTATTTCCTTGGCGCGTGGGTGGTAATTGAGTTTGCCGACCTTGTAGAGGTCAACAAAATCCGCAGTTTTGTCGACAAGCCGGTAGACCGCCTCGGGATTGATGACCGGCTCGAAACTCACCCATGTCTGGAGCCCGGATGCCTTGGCGATCCGCAGGGCCTCGATGCGCTCGGCGGGCAGGGCGGCGCAGGGCTCCCACTCCAAGCTCTCGGCTGGATCATCGGTGGTGAGGGTGGCCGCCCATATGCCGCCCGCCTTGGCGAGTATGTCCGCGTCTCGCCGGATAGCCCACGGCCCGGCCTTGGTAAGTATTTGAGGCGTCAGCTTGTTGGCGGCCATGATTTCCAGGGCCTTGCGGGTGATACCAAGGGTTTTATCTGCCTCCTGGTACACGTCGCTGGTAAAACTCATGAGGATAGGATTGGGATTCCCGGATATTTTTTCGGCGTCCTTGGCCAACCCCTCCAGGATGCCAGGCCGGGGCCGGATGTAGCTGGCCCGCGAAAACTTAGCCCGATCCGTAAATGTGGCCGCCGGGGCAAAACAGTAGGAGCATGCGTGCGAGCAGCCCTTGTAGAGATTGGCGGCCAGGGCCGAGTATTCGCGGGCTTTTCCCCGGGGCTCATAGATTATGGCCATAAAGCTGTCCCTCCTGGTTTTGGCTGGGGCAGGATGCCCGCGCCTGGTTATGGGTTAGTCCTCCTCGTCGGCTTCGGCCCTGGCCTCGAGCCACAAATCCATCAGGTATTTCTCGGCGTCTCCGTCGAAAACCACGCCCTCGGATTCGGCGACGCTAATTTGCTCGGCGGCATAAGCCTCGACTGCCTCCTCGGAGTCGAGAGCCGAGAGTTCGGCCTTGATCTGCCCGTGGGCGGGGCCGAACCAGTCGCCGGGATCGTAGAGCCCGCCATTTTCGGTAGTCGGGGCGTCGTCCTCAATGGCCGAAATGATATCTGCACTCTTGTCGATGGGGTCAAACTTGTCCCCGTCCTCGTCCAAAAATCTCCCAACGTGATTGCTACCGTTCCAGTCGCACGAGTAGGAATCGAAAAGCGAATGGGCCATGGGAATGATTTCTCCCTGGACCCATTCCCGGAGCGCGGAGGCGTCTACGCTGGACGGGAGCGAAAATGCGCTCTCCCGGCCATGCCAGCGGTAGGAGGTGGTGCCCTGGATGTCGGAATTCCTGGTCTCCACGCGGATTTCTCGCGCCTCCCAATCCAAGATCAGCTCAATGGGCATCTGGCGCGGGAATTGTCCGGGGTAATTGGCCTCGATAAGGGCGGTGGCCGTGGCGTAGGCGGGGATGGAATTGGTGATTTCGGTGGTGGTGGTCATGGCGTGTATCCTGTCGGGTTGGGGGTTGGGGATTTAAGAATCAGTGGCACGAAATTCATGAAAAGCCTTCATCAGGGCTGGCCAGAACTCGGGCTCAACATCGGGGAAAATTTCACGGGGATCAAAAATGAATCCCAAGGGATCATTTTCATCGATGGCGTAGTTGGAAGCAGATTCTTGGGCCATCTTGGTAATTTCGGTGGCGTTCATGGCTCTCTCCTTTCGGGTTGGGGTTGGTTACAAAAGGAATTCCCTGATTTTCCTGATCGCTTCCCGTTCGGATATAGGCGGGAATCCGTTCAAGCTGACTGTCTGCAGCTTCGGGTAATGGTGGGCGCAGCGTCCCATGGCTTCCCATTTGTTCAGCATGGTAGCCAGCAGCGGCTTGGTTTGAGCTAGCTTTTGCCAGGTGGGGGAAAGAGGGGTTCGGATCATTGTCTTGTCCTTTCGGGTTGGGGTTTTGTGCCTCGTTGGGATATATATAATCACGGCATGATGTCATGTCAAGCGAAAAGTTAGTTATTTTGTAAAATAATTTTAAGTTAAGGAAAACGGGTAGTTATGGCAAGAAGAGCCGCGAAAGTAGACGACAACCAGGCTGAGGTCGTGGCTTATCTCCGAGCCCAGGGTTGCCACGTCGAGGATTGTAGCCGACCTCCTCGTCGGCTACCGGGGCCACTGGTACGCCCTGGAGGTAAAAAACCCGGACGGGCGCAACCGGCGCATGGGCTACGCATCCCTGGCCGGAAAACTGGAGCCAGGAAAAGGGATTCCGAGCAAGCTCGACTTCGGGCCGATGGCGCGGCGACCTTCGGTTTTTTTGGATGCCTGGCGTATCTCAAGGCCAGCAACGCATCGCTCGCGGCCGCCTTTGCGCGGTGCGATTACTACTCGATCTACGCGGCGGCGCATGACGTTCAAACCGCGCTTAACGCGCTGGAGTATTTCAACACCGGGTTTGTTCCAACCACTCAGCAACTCATAAGCGCCAAACGGTTTGCACTGGAGGCGCGGGAGGTGAAATCGTGACCACCGGAATGGCCCTGGCTGAGAAGATCGGCCACGAGGACGCTCAAACTGCTTGTCTCGCCCTTGGTCTATCCCTGCGCTGGACGCGCCAGGCCGCAGCGTTTGCCCTGTTCGAGAAGTCCTTGACCGTCCAGCAAGTCAAAGAGCGGCTGGGACTGCCACGGACCACGGCATATCGCTTTTATCAGGCGTGGCAACGGTCTAAGCGCATGTTCGTAAAATAGTCCCATTTTGGCTGATTTTTTGGGAATTTTAATCCCTATCCGTATCCCCAAGGACCACGGGCGGCGGCTCCACGCCAACACAAAACACAAACGAGCGCCCGCCCCACCTCCTTACAGGGATAAAGCGTGGATCCGGATACCCAAGCCAAGACCGAAAACCTGATTAAGCAATTCGAGTGTTGCCGTCTCAAGGCATACCAGGATTCGCGGGGTGTTTGGACAATCGGCTACGGTTTCAACCTTCAGGCCCACGGATACACGGCAATCCAGGCGTCAGCCACGGTATGGGACCTGGACCGCGCCGATTTTGCTTTTGACGTTTGCTTTCAAGACGCGATCCGATCCATCAATATCCAATATCCCGACTGGACAAATCTTGTCCCGGCGCGCCAGGCCGTAGCGGCAAACGCCATGTTCCAACTCGGAGCCGGGGGGGTCCGGGAGTTCGCCCAGACGATTTTCCTGATATCGCATGGAGATTTCGAGGGCGCGGCCGCGCACATGGAAGCGAGCGCATGGGCCAAGCAAACCCCGTCGCGGGTTAGGGTCTTGGCTGAGATGATGCGGACCGGAGAGTGGCCGGTTGGGTTGGCGGTGTAATGCATACCCTGCATTCGAAGCTCCAGCATGTTTTTAATTCGGCCCATCTTTATTGCCGGATGCTCAATGCCGGTATCGAGCATGACGATGCCCTAAAATGCGCGGGGGAAGTGGAAAAGCTGCTCAAGCCCTACCTGTACCCGGAGAAGAAGACGGAGGAAGGTAAATGCAATTCGTGAACGGGAAAACCCTCGGCTCATTCGTGGCGGGCGCTACACCGCTTGTCCTGAATATCGCACAAGCGTTTGGTGCGGGCATGACCGATGCCCAGGTGACCGCCGTAGTTGCCCTGGCCTTTTTCCTGGCCGCCATGCTCGGGACTGCTGGGCATAACGATGCCTTGAACACTATGCCGCCGTGGAACCAGGCCAAACCCGTCGAAATCGACGGGAATACGGCCCTTGTTGTTCCGGCCACTCCCGTACTGCCCGTTGCGGGGGTATTGGATCTCTCCCTTACGACGACTACCCCACCTGTTACTGAAGGGGAACTGAAATGAAATTCCGTATTGTTTCTTTGATCGTCCCTACCATTTTGATGTTCGGTTTGGCGGGGTGTGTCACCACCGGTTCAACCAACGTCACCGCCGGCTCAACAACCCAAGCATCCGCTCTCAATCAGTTTGGGAGTGTGGCTGAAGCTGCTTCTCAATTGGCCGGAGCTACTGCCGCTATCGCCGCTCTGACGGGCACTTCACCATCCATGCCCATATTGGACTCAAATACCCAGGCGCAAATCGCGTCTTATGCGGGCTGGGCCAACCTGGGGTTGAAGGCGCTTGGTATTATATCCACGGCCGCAGGTGGAATGTAGGCATAGCATGGATTCACTTACCGGGAAGAATATTCAACGGGGAAGGATTAGGAATATTCTTTCTTCATGTAAGCTGGTAAAAATTCGCAATCAAAAGATAAAGGAAACGGTTGCCTGATGCCACTCTACGACTATGACGCCTTCAAAGAGCGGATGCAAACCGGCTGTTGCATTTTATGGCAGGGCAATGACCTGCTTTCCAAGGCAATCCGCATCTTTTCGACATACTCCCACGCCAGCCTGGTTATCCGTATTAGCGAGTACGCGGGGATCAAGAACGAGGTTTTTCTTGTCGAGGCCCTTGCCACCGGCTTGGAGCTTCGCGGCCTTTGGGAGCGCATCCAAAATTACAATGGGTGCGTGTTCATTTTTACGCCCGCTTGGATCACCATTGACCGCCAGGACAAGATCGGAGCGTTTGGCCTGACCGAGTGCGCCAAGGCAGTGCCGTACAGCTACGGCGGCCTTCTCGCCAACATCCTTGGTCGCGTTTCGCAACACGCTCGGCGCTGGTTCTGCTCGCAATTCGTTTGGGCGGCCTACCTGGACTGCGCGGAAACATGCCTCAAGCCCACCGACAAAGCGCCGAGGCCCGGCGATATTCCAAACTGGACCTGCGGTAACGTGGACGAAATTATTGTACCAGGGACGGCGTAATGGCTCCCGAAGAAATGAATTCTTTGCGCGCGGTGGTCGATAAATTGCAAGTTGCGTGGGGCCGTATGGAAGAGAAAATAAATGGCCTTATTCAACGTTTAGACGATAGATGCGAGGATTGCCGTATAAAAGTTGAAGAACAGGGGAAGGCGATAGTTGTACTACAATTACAAAAAGCCAAGGAAAGCGGAAATGATGTGGCCCACAGTAAAATCCGCGATACCGTTTTAGTTCTTCTCTCGTCTGGGTTGTCTGGGTCGATTTTTCTAATTATAAACCATTATATAAAATAGTTATAGGAATTTAACATGTCTCGGGAAATGACCACCATATGAAAGTTTGCAATAGCCATGGCCGACAAAACCGCCAAAACCTCCCCATAAAAATATAGAAGAGGATGCTTAGACATGGCCCGCAGGACCACCATCGTGGAATGTGCCGAAGCCCTAACTAAATCGGGCGGGTTTGTATCATACGCCGCTAAGATGCTCGGTATTGCCCATTCGTCACTTCGGGAGCGCATTTTAAGGCATCCAGAATTGCAAAAGGTGCAGAAAGAAGTGTCAGATTCGTATTTGGACATGGCAGAACATTCGCTTGTGAAGAAGGTGAAAGACGGCGACCTGGGCGCAATATGTTTTTTCCTCAAGTGCAAAGGCAAGGAAAGGGGATATGTTGAGCGAACCGAGAGCGAAAACAAAAATTCAAACACCAATGTGAATATTGAGACACCCGCGTCACTATTGTCAAGTGAGCAGTTGGAAAGAATCGTCAACGCGAGCAAGTTTGATGACTAAGATTTCAGAACATGAAGCGTGGGTTGAACTAGCAAACCGTGCGGCTAGGTGCGGTCTGTTGCCATACATCCTTTACACGAATCCGCGATATAGAGAATCCTGGTTTGCGAGGCACGTTTGCCACGCACTGGATGAATTTGTCGCGGATGTTCAGGCCGGGAAACGCCCTATCCTAATATTCCAGGCTCCCCCTCAACATGGGAAGTCGGAGATCGTCTCGCGCAAGTTCCCTGCCTATCTTTTGGGCAAGTTCCCCGAACTTCGCATCGGGGCCGCGTCATATTCCGACGAGCTGGCCGGTTGCATGGCCCAAGACGTTCGCCGAAACCTGGCGAGTCCCGAACACCAGGCCCTTTTTCCGCCGTCCGAACAATCCCGACGATACGATATCAACAGGATAAGCGAGTTTACAGCACCCGGTGGGCTTGGCGGTTATATCGGCGTCGGTATTGGCGCGGGATTGACCGGACGCCCGGTGGACATCGGTATTATCGACGACCCGACGAAGAACGAGCAAGAGGCTTTGTCCCTGACAGTCAAGGAACGTCATTGGTCGTGGTATCAGTCGGTTTTCACCACGCGCCTTTCCGAGTGTTCGGGCCAGATTATCATGGCTACGTCGTGGGCCGAAGACGACTTGCCGGGCCGCGTTATGACCGAAATAGCTGGCAACCCGCGCCTTCATGTTCTCAAGTTCCCGGCGATAAACTCCCCGGGCGAAGCGGGCTATGACCCGGAGTTGAAATATCGGGGGCCTTGTGTGCCGGAACTTCACAGCATGGAAAAGCTCTTGGAGACTAAGGCGTTGCTCTCCGATTATTGGTGGGCCGCGCTCTACCAGCAGTCACCCCGCGCCCTGGGCGGCAACGTCTTCAAACAGGATTCGATCCGATACTACCTACCCAAGGATCTTCCCGCGAAGTTTGACCGCGTCCTGGCCTCTTGGGACTGTACCTTCAAGGATACGGACGGCACCGACTTCGTAGTAGGACAGGTGTGGGGCAAGAGCGGCGCGCGCAGTTTCCTGCTCGACCAGGTCCGCGCCCGCATGTCGTTCACCAAAACCGTTCACGCCGTGGGCGACCTCAAGAACAAGTGGACGCAAGTCCGGGAAATATTAATCGAGGATAAGGCGAATGGTCCGGCGGTAATCGACGTTTTGAAGGCCCGGGTTCCCGGGATAATACCGATTGAACCGGACGGCTCGAAGCTGGCCCGCGCCCATGCGATCACCGCATTTTGGGAAGCGGGGAATATTCATTTACCCCATGCCGATACCACTCCATGGGTCAAGGACTTTGTGGCCGAACTCCTTTCCTTCCCCGCCGCCGCGCACGACGATCAGGTGGACGCGATGACGCAAGCCCTGCGTCGGCTCTATCCGGCCTTTGGCCGCCTCCAGATCAGCCAGGAGGCACTACAGCGGGCCGCTACCGGGAGGGCCGCATAATGGGTGCTATCAAGAATATCACGACCTATCTCAAAGGCGTAAAGGACGCGAAGGGGAAAGCCCGTATCGCGGTTGATGCCAATGAGGCCAAGCCCTATTCATATCCGATCCAGGCCCCGGCAATCCCTTCGGGAGTTGTCCCGGCTGGTCGTACTGCCCCGGTCATGGCTATGGATTATTCCCCCTATGGCATGGGTACTGCGTCCTCCCTTGGCATGGGCTTTCCCGGTTTTGCTTACCTTTCGCAGTTGGCTACACGGGCGGAGTATCGAGCGTTTGCGGCGGCGATCTCCACTGAACTGACGCGGGAATGGGTTGAAATCGCCAGCACGCAATCAGACGGCGACGAATCCGGCGACAAAATCAAGGCCATCGAAGCGGAGTTCAAGCGCCTCAATCTTCGCGGGATCATGCGTGAAGCCGCCGAAATGGACGTTTACTTTGGCCGGGGGCAGATATTTGTGGACATTGCGGGTGCAAATCGGGAAACCCCGCTTATCCTTGACCCCAGGACGATCAAAAAGGGAAGTCTCGCCGGGGTTGTCGCGGTTGAGGCAATTTGGACCACGCCCTCTGCCTACAACGCCCAAGACCCGGCCGCGCCGGACTTCTATTCCCCAACAAAGTGGTTCATGCTCGGCCAAGAGGTTCACGCCTCGCGACTGTTGACGGTCGTTACCCGCGAATTGCCGGATATCCTCAAGCCCGCGTTCAACTTCGCGGGTATGAGCCTTTCACAGCTTACCGAACCATATGTGGACAACTGGCTTCGCACTCGTCAAAGCGTAAGCAATCTCATATCCAATTTCAGCACGACGGCGCTTAAAACGAGCATGGCCCAAGTACTACAGGGCGATGATGGTGGTGCGGCACTGATGGACCGCGCCGCCTTGTTCACCCTTCTGCGCTCAAACCAGGGGCTTATGCTGTTGGACAAGGAAAACGAAGACCTTGTCCAACTCAATGTCCCCCTAGGAGGACTTCATGAACTTCAAGCGCAAGCGCAGGAGCACCTGTGCTCGATTTCTCGCCTTCCTGCTATTATTCTCACCGGTATATCTCCCAGCGGCCTTAACGCCACGGCAGACGGTGAAATCCGCATCTTTTACGACTGGATAGCCGCGCAGCAGGAGGCTTTCTGGCGCAAGCCGCTCGAAACCATATTGAAGGTGGTTCAGCTTCACCTTTTTGGCGAGATCGACCCCGAAATCGTGCTGAATTTCGAGCCGCTCTACCAGATGGACCCGAACGAGGAAGCGGATATTCGGGTTAAGAACAGCCAAGCCGCGACCGCATACATCAACGCGGGCGTGATCGACCCGGCCGAAGAGCGCGAACGTTTGGCGAGCGACCCGGAGAGCGGCTACCAGGGGCTTGATGTGGACGCTCTGCCCGAGCCGCCGATAGGATCGGAAGAGGATGCCCCGCAGGGTGAGGAGCCGACCGATGGCCAGGAATAAGCCCACCGTCGCCCGCGCCACCCACGCCAACCGGGGCCTCGAAATGAAGTACCGGCGCAGCATCGAGGCGATGATCGCCAAAATGCACTCCAGTACCATTTACTGGCTCCAGGCGGCCTACCGCAAAGACCCGCCGCGCATGGCCGCGATTGTGGAACAGGCCCAGGACGCCTGGTTGCCGACGATGGAGATACTGGCCTCGCTCAAGGAACTGCGCGACCGCTGGACCAAGTTTTTCAGCGAGTCCGGGTACAGCGTGGCCAAGAAGTATGCGGCCCGGATGTTTTCGACTTCGGACAACGCCTTCCAAGCCTCGCTCAAAGACTCCGGTTGGGCCGTGAAGCTCGAAATGACCCCAGCCATGAAGGACGCCATGGAAGCGTCGATTCAGGGCAACGTGGGGCTCATCAAGTCCATTCCGGGGCAGTACCACGACCAGGTACAGGAAATCGTCATGCGCAACTACGCCGCCGGCCGTCAGTTGCAGCCCATGGTCCAGGAGCTTGAGGCGCTTTACCCGAAGGCCAAGCACCGGGCGAAACTGATCGCCCGCGATCAGTCGAATAAGATCCACGCGACCACGACCCGGGCCCGGCAGTTGGAACTCGGGATTACCGAGGCGATATGGATGCACTCGCATGGCGGGAAAGAGCCCAGGCCGGACCATGTTGCAGCGAACGGGCGCAAGTACAACGTGGCCGAGGGCTGCTTAATTTCCGGGGAATACATCCTTCCGGGAACGATGATTAACTGCCGCTGCACCTGCCGCAGCGTATTCCCCTTCGAGGTGGCGGCATGAGTTCCTTCGCCTTCGACAAATC